ACCCCGCACCATCATAGACATGTCCGAGGAACTCTCGGAGGTGTTTAAGGTGGTGGAAGGCAAGCACCTGATCTCGGTGCCGGAGATGAAGGCGAGCTTTATCCCGGTATCCAAAGAGACCAAGGGCCGCCACGGCATCAACGCGCACTGCGTTATCTTCGACGAGTTGCACGCGCTGAAGGACCCTGAGCTGTACGAGGTAATGACCAGCGGCTCGGGCGCGGCGCGCAACCAGCCCTTGCAGATCACCATCACCACGGCCGGCGCCGACAAGAACAGCATCTGCTACGAGGAATACGAACATGCCAAGACTGTGTTGGCCAACGAGAAGGTGGACGAGCAAACCCTGGCGGTGATCTTTGAACCGGAGAAAGGCGACGACTGGCGCGACCCCCGCGTGTGGGCGAAGGTGAACCCCAGCCTGGGCATAACGCTTAAAGAGTACGACCTGGCGCAAGAATGTGAGAAGGCCAAGAAGATACCGCGCCAGGAGAACTTGTTCAAGCGTCTGCGTCTTAACTTGTGGACCAGCCAGGTAACACGCTGGATACCGAGCGAGAAATGGGCCGCCGCTGCGCGCAGGTACACCGAAGCGGATCTGCGCGGCAAGATAGCCTACGGCGGCCTGGACCTGTCGAGCACGCTGGACCTTACGGCCTTTGGCCTGCTGTTTCCGGAGCCTGACATGCTGTACGCCTGGGTTTACCTGTTCATGCCGGCTGACCGCGTGGCCCTGGCCGAGGAGCGCGACAAGGTGCCTTACAGCCGCTGGGTAGCCGAGGGGCACATAATAGCCACCCCCGGCAACGTGGTGGACTACGCCGCGGTGGTGGGCAAGATGGAGGAAGCCAGTAAACTGTTCAGCCTTCAGGAAGTAGGGTACGACCCCTACAACGCCACCATGGCGGTGCAGAAAGCGGAAGCGCTGGGAATAAAAATGGTGCCTGTGTCGCAGAACTTCAGCACCATCAGCCAGCCCACCAAAGAAATGGAGCGGCGCTGGATGGCGGGAACATTCGCGCATCCTAACAACTCAGCTCTTAACTGGAACGCTGACAACATTGAAGTGCGGCACGGCCCCAACGGAGTAGTGGCGCCCAACAAGCCCAAAGAGGCCGCGGGCAAACAGAAGAGGATAGACGGCGTGGTTTCGCTGATCATAGCGCAGGACAGGGTTTTAAGAATGCCGGACACTCCGGCAGACAGCGGGTCTTCGGTACAGGCTTTATAAATGTTTGAAACGGCTAAAGCAAAAATTAAAAGCGCCATGCGCAAACTTATCTTCAGCGAGAAGTTCTCGCGGTGGATACGCTCCGGGGAGTCCACCATCACCGGCGTCAACGTGGACGAGGAGAGCGTTTATAGCCTGTCGGTGGTTTACGCCTGCGTCAACGCTATAGCCCAGACCATTGGCTCCCTGCCGGTGATCCTGTACAAGCGCGTGGGTAACGGAAAAGAACGTTTCCCCAAGCATTACCTGTACGACCTCCTGCACGACAACCCCAACCCCAATATCCTGCCGGCCACGTTCCAGGAAACCATCATGACCAACGTCCTGACCTGGGGCAACGGCTACGCCGAGATAGAGTTCGACAATGCCGGTCGGCCGCTGGCCTTCTGGCCCATCCACGCCAGCCGCGTAAAGCCCAAGCTGATAGGCAAGGAACTTTTCTACGACGTGTACCTGGACACCAAGACTGCCCGCCTGCCGGCGGACCGCATCTTTCACGTGCCGGGCCTGTCCTTTAATGGCATTGAGGGCATAACCCCCATACAGAAGAGCCGGGAGGCCTTCGGCATGGCCCTGGCCACGCAAGAACACGGCGGGCGCTACTTTAAACACGACGCCAGCGGCGGCCTTATTCTCTCTCACCCTGGGCGCCTGGGCAAAGAAGCTCACGACCGCATGAAGAGCGAGATAGAGGAAATGCGCTCCGGCCTTGATAAAAAGTTCCGCATTCTGCTGTTGCAGGACGGCATCAAGCCCGACAAGATGGGCCTTTCCCCGCAGGACTCGCAGCTCCTTGAGGAGCGCAAGTTCTCGGTTAACGACATAGCGCGCATGTTCCGGGTGCCGCCGCATATCATAGGCGACCTGGACCGCGCCACTTTCAGCAACATCGAGCACCTGAGCATAGAGTTCCTGACGCACTGCATACTCCCCTGGGTGGTGAAGTACGAGCAGGCCATCCTGCGCCGCGTGGTGCCGCAGTACGAGCGCAAAGAGATCTTCGCCAAGTTCCTGGTGAGCGGCCTGCTGAGGGGAGACATAAAGACCCGCTACGACGCCTACGGCGTGGGCCTGGACCGCGGCTTCCTGTGCGTCAACGACGTGCGCCGCATGGAAGACATGAACGAAGTGGAGGGCGGCGAGCAGTACTACAAAGCCCTTAACCTGGCCCCTATCAACGGGCCGCAAGGAGAACACAAGAAATGAAAAAGCCCATCCTGGACAGCATAGAGTTCCGCGTGGCCAAGGCAGGCTCGGCCAAGATGGCAGAGCGCAAACTTTCCGGCTACGCCGCGGTCTTCAACATGTACTCCTCCCCTGATCTGGGGTTCATGGAGGTCATTCGGCCGGGCGCTTTCACCAAGACCCTTAAAGAGTCAGACATCCGCGCCCTGTGGAACCACAACTCCGACATGGTGCTTGGCCGCAACAAGGCCGGCACGCTGCGCCTGGCCGAGGACGAGCAGGGCCTGGCCTACGACATAGACCTGCCCAACAGCACCGCAGGCAACGACTGCTGCGAGAGCGTTAAGCGCGGCGACGTTAACCAGTCCTCTTTCCGCTTCCGCACCATCAAAGACAACTGGTTTATAGACGACGCCCAGGGCGGCGTGCTGTGCCGCGAGCTGCTTGAAGTGCGCCTGCTGGAAGTTTCTCCGGCCACCTTCCCCGCCTACGAGGGCACCAGCGTGTCCGCCCGCGCCATAGCGCAGGCCGCCACAGACGTGGCCGGCAAGACGGACGAGACCCTTTTTAAGGCGCTGATGCGCCTCAAGCGCGGCGAGGAACTGCGCGACGAGGAACGCGCCCTGCTGATGGATTTTGCAGGAAACCTGCAGAAACAGTTGAAACCGCCGGAGCCGGGCCCCGCCCACTCCGAAGCCCCCAAGCCGCCTGAAGTCAGGCACTCGGTAGAGGTGCTGAGGAAGAGACTGGACCTGGTAGAAATTGAAATTAACGGAGGACTGTAAACATGAAAGAGAAGATTGCCAAACTGCGCGCCACCATGGTGCGCACCGTAAACGAAGCCCGCTCCATGCTGGACAACGCCGCCGACGGCAAGTTTAACGACGAGCAGAAGGCCAAGTACGACACCATGATGAACGACGTGAAGGAAACCCGCACGTCCATAGACCGGCTGGAGAAGATGGAACTCCTGGAAACCGAGCTGCGCACCGCGGACGGCAAGGTGGAGACCGCCGGCGGCGCCGCGCCCGCCCCCGCTAACAAGGACACCGAGAAAGAACTGGTGGCCTACCGCACGTACCTTAAGACCGGCCGCCTGGCCCCCGAGCTGCGCACCCTGCAGGCCGACGCCCCCGAGTCCGGCGGGTACATAGTGACCCCGGCCCAGGCGCTGACACGCCTGATCAAGAAGCTCGACGACCTGCTGTTCGTGCGCCAGCACGCCACGGTGATCCCCGTCACCGAGAGCGACAGCCTGGGCTGCCCCACTATCGAAAGCGACCCGTCCGACGCGGACTGGACCGCCGAGGTGGGCGCGGTTAACTCCGACACGGCCATGAAGTTCGGCGGCCGCGACCTGAAGCCGCACCTGCTGTCCAAAGAAGTGCAGGTCAGCATGAAGCTGCTGCGCATCAGCGCCCTCCCGGTGGAGAACCTGGTGATGGACCGCCTGGCCTATAAGTTCGCCCTGCCGCAGGAGAAAGCTTTCCTGACCGGCACCGGCAACGGCCAGCCGCTGGGCCTGTTCACCGCGTCCGCCCAGGGCATCAGCACCACCCGCGACATCGCCACGCACAACACGGCCACGGTTATCTCCTTCGATAACCTCAAGAAGGTGAAGTTCTCCGTCAAGCAGCAGTACCAGAAGAACTGCCGCTGGATGATCCACCGCGACATCCTGGCCGCCATCGCGTTGCTGAAGTACGCCGACGGCAAGTACATCTGGGACCCGGAGACGGACATGCTGCTCAACAAGCCGGTGGACATGAGCGAGTACTGCCCCAGCACCATGACCGCCAACCAGTACGTCGGCCTGTATGGCGACCTGTCCAACTACTGGATCGCCGACGGACAGAACTACAGCGTGCAGCGCCTGAACGAACTGAACGCCCGCAACAACAAGGTGGGCTTTATCGGCCGGCAGGAAGTGGACGGTATGCCTGTGCTGGAAGAGGCCTTCGCCCGCATAAAGATGGGCGCGTAACGATACCGGAGAAAAGGAGAAAACAAGATGATTAAGTCACTGCTTAGCAACGCGGTCGTGGACCGCATAAAAGTCAGCCAGGCCGCGGGCACCGGGGCTGTCACCTCGGACCCCGTGGACATGGCCGGCTACGAGGGCGCGCTGTTCCTGGTGGAACTGGGCGCCATAGTGTCGGGCGGCACCAACACCTGCAAGGTGCAGCAGTCCTCGGACGACGGCTCCGCGGACGCCTACGGCGACCTGGAAGGCACCTCGCTGGTGAACTCCGGCGACGAAGCCGCCGAGAAGGTGCAGGCTATCGAGGTGATAAACCCCGGCAAGCGCTACCTGAAGCTCATCGCCACCCGCGCCGCGCAGAACGTGGAGATAGACAGCATCCTGGTGATCAAGTTCGGTTCCAGGAAACTGCCCGTCACCCAGCCCGCCAACGTGGACGGTAGCGAGCAGCACGTGGGCCCCGCCGAGGGCACCGCCTAAGCGGAACTGCTAAATGACCGGAGGCCCCGGTCTGAAACATGGCCGGGGCCTTTTTACTAACCAAGGAGGAATGATGAACATCAGAAAAGGATTTACGTTTTTAGAGCTGCTGGTGGTGGTGCTTATAATCGGGATCATGGCCGCCGCTTCGCCGGTGTTCGCCCAGTATAACACCAAGATATACACGGAGCAGGGCGGCGCCAAGAAAGTGATAACCAGCGGCGGCGAGATGGAGTTGCTGAGCGGGGCCATCCTGGACATCCAGGCCGGCGCCGTGTTTACCAACGCCGCGGCCTTAACGCAGTCTGGCGTGCTTACCCAGACCGGCAACGCCTACTACGGCGCGTCCAACTACAAATCCACGTTTACCGCGGCTAGCGGCGCGCAGGCGTGGACCGGCGTGGCCACCTTTAACGGCGGCCTTATCAGCACTACCGCCGCTTTTACCGGGGCTGTTACCCATACCGCGGCTACCGTCACAGTGTCCACGTCCGTCACATCTTCGCAGTCCTTCTGCCTGATAGGCGCCGTGGCGGCCCTGCCGGCCAGCGGCTATGCCAAGAACTGCCTGGCCGTGCTCACCAGCGACAATGCGCTCTACATCTCTACCGAGGCTCCGGCCGGGGATCAGTCTTGGGTTAAGGTTGGGGCACAGTAAGGAGACAACACCATGAAAGTAAAAATGATAACCCTTGCCGCCGGTCCCGCCGGCGTGCTGCTGGCCGGGCAGGAGTACAACCTGCCCGAAGCCGAGGCTAAAGCCTTCATAGACGGCGGCTACGCCGCGCCCGTGCAGGAGAAGCCCGCGCCGGCGCCCGAAGAGGCCGCCAAAGCCCCGGAGGTAGTGGCCGCCGAGAAGGTGCTGGCCGATGCCCAGGAAGCCCTTAAAAAGGCCGGCAACAAGCAGGAGAAGGCTGCCGCCGGTAAAGCCGTGGCCGAGGCCAAAGCCGCCATGAAGGCCCTGCTGGAGAAGCCCGCGCAGGAGTAAGAGACCGCCATGAAAGGAACCCTCTATCTTAAGACAGCACCGGCGGCGGAACCTGTGACCACCGCGGAGGCCAAGGCCCACATGCGCGTGGACATAAGCGAAGACGACACGCTTATAGGCGCCCTGGTTAAGGCCGCCCGGCGCTGGATAGAGGGGGTGACCGGCATACGCATGGTGACCCAGACATGGAACTACTACCTGGATGAGTTCCCGGCCGCGGACGTGGTAAAGCTGCCGATAGGCCCTGTGTCGGCTGTGTCCAGTGTTAAGTACACCGACGTTGAGGGAAACGTGCGGACCCTGGCCGCGAGCAGCTATGTAACCGACTTGGTATCCCTGCCGGCCCGCATAAAGCTAAAGGACGGGTACGCCTGGCCTTCCGACGACCTCAAGGAGGTCAACGGCGTAGACATAGAGTTTACTGCGGGCTACGGCGCCGCAGCGGCCGTGCCTGAAGAGGTAAGGCTGGCGGTCAACATGCTGGCCTCCTACTGGTACGAGAACCGTGACGCCACCGCCGGCGCGGTAGGAAACACCGACATAAAGCAGTTACCGCTCACCCTGCAGGATATCCTGAGTCAGATAGACATGTACCAGAGGGGGGACTAATGCACGCGGGCGCCCTCCGCCACGTTGTGGTCCTGCAGAAGCCGGTCTCCACCGGCCCTAATTCGCTGGGCGCGCCCGCGAACACCTGGACCACGCAGTTCTCCAACGTGCGCGCGGAGATCCGCCCGCTGCGCGGCGATCAGTACCTGGCTGGCCAGCAGATGCTCTCCGTTGTGGACGTGAAGGTGCGGATACGCTATCACGCCGGCGTGCGGCCGGGCTGGCGCGTGGCTTGGGGAACCACCTCCCCGAGGTACTTCGTTATCGTTTCCGTGATAGACCCCGAAATGCGCAAGATCTTCCTGGACTTAATGTGCAAGGAGATCATGGAGGCCGGGTCATGAACGAGACCTACTTTCGCCTTGAGGGCAAGGACGAGCTTATCTCCCAGCTGCAGGGTATCGGCCTGGACGTTGAGAGCAGCGTAGAGGACGTCTTAAAGAACGTGGGCAAAGAGGCGCAGGCGGCACTCCGGGCCCAGGTACAGGACGGAAACGGTTTTTCGTCCGAGCCGGGTGAGGCGCCCAACTCCCAAAGCGGCACGCTGCGCTCCAGCATCTACGCCAAGCTGGAGCCCAAGCACCTAGGCAAAGAGATCCTGCTGACCGTGGGCTTCGCCACGAAAGCCTTTTACGCTTTCATGCTCGAGTACGGCACCAAGAAGCACCGAACGCGCTTCGTAAAGAAGGGCACCAACTTCGCTGGGAACCGCGAGTACAAGTACGACCGCCTGCAGGACGTGCAGACTAATGAGGCGCGCGTGCTGCCCCGTCCGTGGTTCTGGGACACCCTGGAGGCCTTCTGGGCCAAAGCGCCCATCAAGGTGGAGATAGCCATCGAGAAGGTTTTAAGCAAATACGCCAAGCAGTACAACTATGACCCTTACACCGGCGCAAAGATAGACAAGTTCGAGCAGCAGTACGACTTTAAGCCTTTCGGGAAAGAATGACATGCTGACCGATTTTTACGCTTACCTGGCGGGAGACGCCACCCTGCGCGGCCTTATAGCCGGCGCTACCGTTTTAGATCCGCGCATCTACCCCGAGGAGGCGCCTCCGGACACCGCGGCGCCCTACCTGATCTTCGGCCCGGTCTCCGAGGGCAGCATGGAAGAGGTCATGGACAAAATGACCATCCAGGTCTCCGTCTTCGTAGGCGAGTTCGAGCAGGTGGCAGCCAATAATATTATCAACAGGCTGAAGGCCATGCTCGACAAGCAGGACGAGATTTCCATCCCGTCTACCACGCACCGGATATTCTGGGGCAAGCACGTGGGCGGGGTTTCCAATTTCGCGGAGAAGCCGCGAGAGTATCACAGGGCGGCGATGTTCGCCTTTAAGTTCAAACTCAAGTAAGAGGAGAATAACCATGGACGCGGAAAACATAGTAGTGGGTTTGCAGGCGGCGAACAGCCTTAAGGTGGGCAACTACGGCGCCGTTGAGGCGGACGCGGTGGACGTGGGCTTTATAACGGGCGGCGTTAAGATCTCACACGAAGAGACGCAGTACGACGTTAAGCCGGACCAGGTGATAGGCACCGTGAAGAAGTTCATCACGGACGAGGGCATGAAGATCACGCTCTCTATGATAGAGATCACCGCGGCCAAGATGGCATTGGCGTTCGGCTATCCGACCACCGCCGTAGTGGACGGGGTGTTCTACTTCGGCGGCAAGACCAGCGTGACGGAGCGCACCCTTTTCATCAACCCCAAGGGCATCGGCGGCGGCAACGCCAAGCTGACCATCTGGAAGTGCGTGCCCACCGGCAAGACCAGCCCGGCCTACACCAAGGGCAAGGAAACCGTCATAGACGTGGAGTTCGATGTGCTGGTGGATACCACCAAGACCGACGAGCAGCGCTTCGGCCACTTCGACCCCGGCACCAGCGACACAACCCCGCCTACCGTGGCCCTGAGCTCGCCCGTTGACGGCGGCACCGTAGTCAAGGACGCCAAGACCACCGTGGAGTGGACCATCACCGAGGCCAACCCGATGGACGAGAACAGCATAGTGTACGGCGACACCGTGCAGATAATCAACACCACCGTGCCCGCAGCGGCGGCCCTGGTTGCCGGCGCCATAAGCTACAACGCGGCCACCAAGAAGATACTGTTCACCCCGACCGCCAACTGGACGGCCTCGGACAGCCTGCAGGCCATCATCAGCACCGGCCTGAAGGACAAAGCGGGCAACCGGCTGGCGGCCCCGAAGATAGAGCAGTTCAGCGTCACCGCCTAAAGAGGCGCGCAGTAACCCCGGCGGTGCAGTGGCGGCCGCCGGGGATAATAAGGAGGGAACAATGGAACCATCAGCTATGCAAGTTATTGATCCAGTGACCAGAATAGTGGTCATCCAGAGGCACAAGGTAGAGATCGGAGAATTATCCTGCAAGCGGTTGAACCGCGCCCTTAAGTTTTTGCAGCTTAGCGCCGTTAAAATTTCGCAGGGGCCGGTAGGCTCTGACGCGGATTTCGTGCTCAAAATATTCCAGGACCTGGATGAAAACGTGGGGGACCTGGTAGCCATCATTACCGGCCTGCCTCCTGAAGTAACATCAGAGGTGAGTCTGGGAGAACTTTCTCGCCTGGCCGTGGCCATCTGTGAGACCAACGACTTCGGTGAGATATTCTCAAATTTCATAAGGGTACTGGAACTGTCCAAGCCGAAGAAATAGAAGACGCACTTTCCAGTGCCTTAGCTCTCATAGCGTCAGTGTTCCCAGCTTATACTTTTGAAGCCCTTTTAGATAAAAGTCCGAGGTGGATTCGCTGGGCCGTCAAACAGGCCATTAAGCGCGATACCATGGTGCGCCTGGCGCAAGGGATAAATTCCGGGCCGCCCGCCCCCCAGAAACAAGCGGATAAACTTCGAAGTTGGGGCCTGGGCTGAGGTTATCATGAGCCTTCAAAAACTTGTTACATCCTTCGGTTTCAACGTAGACGCCAAAAGCGTAGACGCGGCCATTAACTCGGTCAACTCCATAGACCGGGAAGTGGGCCGCGTCAGCCGCGGCATGACCAAGTTCATGGGGCTCCTGGGCGCCGGCGGCATCGGGGCCGGCATTTACACCTTCGCCAAGGACGCCGTGCAGGCGTTCGCCGAGGAAGAGAAAAGCATTAACCAGCTTTCCAATGCGTTAGCCAACTTGGGGATCACCAACAGGGCCGTCACGCAGGACCTGGTGGAGTTCGCCAAGGCCCAGGCGCGCGTGAGCATGGCCACGGATGAAGAGATTATAGCGGCCGAGCGCTCCCTGGTGCAGCGCGGCCTGTGGGGTGACGCGCTTAAGCAGGCCATCCGGGACTCCCTGGATCTGCGCACCAAGACCGGGGACCTGGCCAGCGCGGCCGACATTCTGGGCAAAGCCTTCCAGGGACAGACCAAGGGCCTTAATCTGCTCGGCATTCAGATAGACGAAAGCCTGCCCAAGGCGCAGATCTTCGCGGAAGTCCACAAGCAGATCCAGGCGCGCTTCTCCGGAGCGGCCGCGGCCGAGATGAAGGGCTACTCCGGGCAGGTGCATCTGCTTGGGCTGGAATGGGACGACCTGGTAAAGACCTGGGGCGAGCGCCTTACTCCGGCAGCCACACTTGTGGTGACGGCCCTGACCAAGGTGACCAGGGCGCTTTCCGTGCTGGGCCCGGAGACGAAGGAGCACCGGGTTAAAGCTCTTGAGGAAATGCTTGAGCGTATACAGGTCCACCTGAAGAAACTGGAAAGCCCCAAGAGCGGTTTTTTTGACTGGCTGGACCGCAGCCCCGCGGCCATCAATCTGGCCAAGAAGGATATCCACAGCCTGATGGTGCAGATAGATCTGCTCAAGGCTAAGATGGGGCAGGGCGGCGGCGGCACCACCACTCCGCCCGGGGACACCACCCCGGAGAATACTCAGATCAACATGCCCAAGCAGGCCGGCGAAATAGACACGGCCACCGTAGCCTGGTTGCGCAACAACCGGGCCATGCAGGATTACTATACCGCCTGGGCCGGGCATAGCGCCACGTTTGTCAGCGCCATCCGCCCCACCGAAGAGCTGCGCGCCAGGGTGAACACCGAGACCTGGAAGCAGATAGAGCGAAACTGGAAAGACGCCGAGCAGAAGAACAAGGCTACGGTCGAAGAGATGCAGGTAGCCTGGGAAGAGGGTTCGCAGTCTATTTCCGGCGGCCTGCAGCAGGCGCTGATAGTGATGCACGAAAAGACCGAGAACTTCAGGGATAACTGGCTGAAGGTCATCGGCGGCTCCGTGGGGCCGGCTAAGGCCGCCTTCCACGACTTCTTCACCTCCAGCAGCAAGGATTTCTTGAACCTCGAAGCGCTGGCCAAGAAGGTCTTTAACGGTATCCTGAAAGCCTTCCTGGACATGGCCGAGGAGATGCTGGCCAAGGCGGCCGTTTACGGCATCTTCTCCATGTTCAGCAACAAAGGCGGCGGCTTGCTGAAGTTCCTGGGTTTCTCCCAGGGCGGTTACACCGGGGACGGCGACCCCAACGAGGTGGCCGGCGTGGTCCACCGCGGCGAGTTTGTGCTGGACGCTGACACCACCAGCAACCTGATGAAAGGCCGCCCTGCCCCGTCTCTCGCGCCTGCCTTTGCCGGTGCTTCGGCGGCCGGCGGAGGGGGCGGCAGTGTTATCAACAACTTCTACATCTCCGGTATAGTGGACAGCGTGGACGCACTCTGCGACAGGATCTCCGAGTCCGCGCGCCAGGGTGACCGGGCCGCAGGCGAGCTGTCCAACGTTGTCAGCAAGGTCGGTGGGATGAAAGCGGGGAACACCGCACTATGAACGGCTTAAAAATATACTCGCAGAACTGGCTGGACGAGAACTGCGCTATCACCTGCCTTAGCGGCGACGCGCTGAAGGCGTATCTTTACGACCAGAACCAGGAGACCAAGTATTCCAGCTCCGGCTCTGACGACGCCACCGAAGAGACCATAGAGATTATCTTCAAGAACTGGCAGGGCACGGAGATCTCGCGCACCTTCGACCGCATCATAATGCTTAACCACAACGTTAAGTCCGGCGGCGCGGACTATTGGAACGGCAGCGCCTGGGTAGCCATCCCGGAAGCCGCCATGACTGCGGAGACCACGGCCTATAAGTATGTCTCGGTTGCCAGCGCCATCAGCGCTTCTCGTGTGCGTATGCGCCTGAGCACCACCCAGACAGCCAACGCGCAGAAGTTCATCGGCGAGCTTAAGTTCTGCCTGTCAATCCTGGACGGCACCCAGCTGTGGCGTAGTTCCCTGCCCCGGCAGGACGAGCAGCGCTCCGGCTACGAGCGTACCGGCGACGGCCGCCTGGTATTCTACCGGGAGTGGACCAAGTTCGCCGCATCAGGTCAGCTCTACGACGTAGCCAAGGCCGACCACGACCTGCTGCTGCCCTACATGAAGGCGGCTGAGTTCATTACCATCGTTTTCTACGAGGACCACGCGCCCGAGGATTGCTTTGAGTGCGCCATAGTCAATGCGCCCAGGCGCGACATCAACCGTAAAACGGGCCTTTACGAGATAAGCCTGGAGTTGCAGGAACGCTAAAATGCCAGCCGCAACAGATAACCTTAAAGCCTCTCTGGCTCGCCAGAACCCGGTCTACTCCAAGACCGTGGAACTTTATCGCCGCATCTGGAACGGCACGTCCTATACCTTCGACGCTACCCCGGTGGACATCACGGCTCAGATCATAGACGCCGGCAAGATCATGTGGAAGTTCGACAAGGAGGCCTTCAACTCCTGGACCATAGACAACACCACGCTGACCATGCGCAACGACCGGCAGCAGTGGAAGCCTGGCAACACAAAAGGCTACTTCTCCGGCAGCTATGTTCTGCGCGGCAGCAAGATCCGCATAAAGGTAGGCGCGCAGCTGGCCGACGGCACCTACGAGAAGCCATACGTCTTCCTGGGCTACATCAATACTGACCCGGTCTGCAGCCTGAAGAAGAAGACCGCCGTCATTACCGTGTCCGGCGCCATGTCGTTCTTCGAGCAGTTTAACGCCGAGGATATCTCCACCACAGTGGAAGCACACCCGCCGTCTGCTTACGTCATATTCGGAGAGGACTCTGGCTCAGAGTTCACGGTGGGCGGTATGGGCGGCGTGGGCCGTATATGGGACGTACGCCGCGGCAGCACTTATGAGACCGCCGCCGCGCTCATTCCAAAGATAGATTATTCTGTCACCGGCCTGAACGTTAAGACCGCCGGCGCCACCATAACCCTGGTGGACGCGCTGACCGCCGGAGAAAATCTCTATGGCGCTTACAGCTACTGGTTCCAGGATAAGCCGCTGGAAGATGTTGTGCAGCGCGTGATGACGTTGTGCGGCATTACCAGCTATGCCATCTCTCCGGCGGTATATTCGAACAGTATCCTGAACCTGGTGACCTATACCAGCAAGGCAGACTGGGACGCCAGCACAAAATCCAATATAGATACGGTGCGCTA